AGTAATTATTGAGGACACATTAAATAATATAAAATATATTTCTAATTATTGGACACCAGTGCAAAATATTATGTATCTTGCAGATACTGCGATTAATACTAACAGGTCACCAAGTTATGTATTTTTTGAAAATCGTGATGGGTTTTATTTTATTAGTTTAGAGCGACTTTATACAGCTGGAGTATTTCAAGATTTCGTTTATGACAAATATACTCGTGACGATCGTCCAGGTGGTGGTAGTATAAGAAATCCAGAAAAAGATTACAAGCGTATTCTTGAAATTAGTATTCCAACTGCTTTTGATTATATGGATCGTATTCGTTCAGGAATGCTTTCATCAAGACAAGTTTCTTATGATGTAACAAAGAAAACATACAGTGCTAAGAATTATAATATGTTTCAACGATTTGAACAACAAAAACATCTAAACAAATATCCAATTAACTCAGATCGTTCAATTTTTAGAGCAGCATCAAGAATTATTACCTATCCAAAGAATTTTGGAAACTTTAATGGATTTGGTGATGTAACTAATGCTAAATCAAATCAAGAAAGACTTTCACTATTAAAATTAGCTGAAGCAAACAAGATTAATATTACAGTTCCAGGAAGATGCGATTATACTGTTGGACAAAAGATTAAACTAGATCTTAAAAGAATAGAACCACTATCAAAGAAGGATGGTGATACCACAGATAAAATGTTTTCTGGAAATTACATTATTGCAGCTATTAATCACTATGTTGATAGAGAAAAACATGAGTGTTATATGGAAATTATTAAAGAATCATCTATGATGGATATGAACAGGACAAAATAATGAATTTTTACTATGGTGTTGTAGAAAATAGAAGTGACCCATTAAGACTTGGTCGTTGCCAAGTCCGTGTGGTAGGATTACACACTCATGATAAGTCACAGCTTCCTACAGCCGATCTTCCATGGGCAGTTCCAGTTCAGCCTGTCACATCAGCTGCAATGAATGGTATTGGACAATCTCCAATTGGTCCAGTAGAGGGAACATCTGTAATTATTATCTTTGCTGACGAGGGACAACAACAACCAATTATAATTGGTACTGTCGGTGGTATTCCTAATTCCCCAGCACCAGTTGATGCTGATGATAGTGGTCCAATTGCTGGATCTACTAAAACAGAAAATATTGAATTAAGAACAGTTCCTGGTCCAACCAATGGAAAAGTATTAACATTATACGACCCAGAAAATGGCTCAACTAATTTAACATCAGTATTAAAAGCCAATATGAAAGTATTGGCATTTGGTATTCCAGCAGAAACATTTATTGTTTCTATTAATAATGGCACGCAAATTACAATTAGTAATGCAGTTGTAAACTATGGTGAGAACATTCTCAAGTTTGAAGATCCACCAACTAACTTAAATGCAGTTAGTCAAAGTAAAGTGTTTGAAAATGTTTTAAGAGATGGTTCTGGTAATCCTGTGTTGTCTGGATCTGGAACACCAGTAACAACTGGCTCTACTACTAGCACACCTGTTAAACAGACTTCAACAAATACTTCAATACCAACATTACCTCCAGCAAAGTCATCTTCAAACCCATCAAAATCAGCAGAGGGTATTAAAGCATTAATTGCTGCATGTGATAAAGTAGGATTAACCACTAAAGAACAGAAGTGTGCTTTATTAGGTATTGCTGGTGGTGAGTCAAGATGGATACCACAATTAGAGGCATTTAATTATAGTCCAAATAGATTAAAACAAGTTTATTCATTCGCCACTCCAGAAGACATTGCAACATTTTCTGATGCTACCAAAAAAGGTGTAACTAGAGAACAATTTTTCTCTTGGGCATATGGACCAACAAAACGAGGTAAAGGTTTCTTAGGAAATCTTACAGATGCCGATGGCGGAAAATACTATGGTCGTGGATTTATCCAATTAACTGGTCGTGCCAATTATCAGCGTTATCAAAATCTGGCAAATGCAACTGGACTAAGTTTAGATATTGTAAATAACCCAGACTCACTTGATAATGACATTAATGTGTCAGCACTGGTTGCTGCGCTGTATATTAAAGATAGAGTTAAAGGTGTAGAATCAACTAGACATCCAGATTTCTTTCTTGCAGCTAAAAAGGCAGTTGGTGTAAACACTCCTGATATTGCAGCAATCAAACAATCTTACTATGAATACTTTTATGGTAAAGAGGGTACTGGTGGAGTAGAAAAAGATGCTGGACAACCAACACCAGAGCCACCAAAAGATGGAAATGACTCTACACCAAGACCATCACAAAAAAGTATTGAGACTGGTTCGTTTACTACTGGATTTAGAGATCCAAACAACAAATATCCATTAAAAGATTATATCGGTGAACCAGATACCAATAGACTTGCTCGTGGTATTATTGAAGGCACTGTTGTCAAACGAAAAGATGCACTTCGTGTTCGTGGAATACCAAAAGCATTAGATTTAGGTTCATGGGATCAACCAGAAGCACCTTATGGTGCAAAGTATCCATTTAATAAAGTTCTTGAAACTGAATCAGGACACATTCAAGAGTTTGATGATACTCCAGGATATGAACGAATTAATACATACCATCGTTCAGGCACGTTCTCTGAGATCGATCCAAACGGAACTCAGGTTAATTACATAGTTGGTGATAACTTTGTATTAATGGAAAAGAATGGTTGTGTTCATGTATCAGGGGAACTAAACATCACTGTTGATGGTAATGCGAACATCTATTCTAGAACAGATGCAAATATTCATGTCGAACAAAACGCCACAGTAAGAGTTGGAAATAATGCCGACATTGGAGTGGCGACCGATTTAACTTTGGCTGTTGGTGGTGACATGAAAGTTAAAGTTGCTGGCGATTACTCTATTCAAGCTGCAAACATTTATACAAAATCAGATGGGGTGCACGATACACAAGCAGTTGGTGCATTAAGTATCAAAGGTGCTACAACTAATATTGAAGCAGAGGGTGAAGCCAATTATCTATCTGGTGGAACTACCAATATGGATTATGCGCAAGGGCAATTTGGTAATGGTGCTGATGGTGCCAATGATGTTGACGATGTTCCATTAACACCTCCAACACTTGGTGTTCCAATTAATCCTGTTGTTCCATTTACGATTTTACCAGAGAGACAGATTGAAGAAAAAACTGTGGCTGAAACTCCAGATGATTATGACACACCAGAAGGTCGTGCTGCATCTGCTGAGCAAGCAAGAAAAGAAGGTGTGCCAAATGCACCACCTCCAGTCGCATCAGAAGAAGCACCAGTAATTATTAAACCTTCAGCCAACGCTAAGGAAACTGCCGTGGACACTAGTATTATTAAAACTACAAAAGAATTTACAAACGATTATCGTTTATCAAAGAACTTTACTCTTGGTATGTTAATAGATGGTGGAGTTGGTGGTAAACATAGACTAGTTGATCAAATGCTTAAAGAAACTAAAGATGGTCCAGAAATATTGTTTACTGCTCAAGACATCGTGGCCAATTTAGCATTAACTGCACAAAATCTACTTGAACCTGCTCTTGAAGTTCTTCCAGGTGGCATTGGAGGATATAAAACTCAATGGAGAATAAACTCTGGATATCGTCTTCGTGGAGTAGTTGGTAACGAATCTCCAACTTCTGATCACTGTAAGGGTAGGGCAGTTGATATTGGTATTTTATTACCAAACAAAGGACAGAAAACATACGAGTTTGTTCAAGCATTAGAAAAGATTCTCCCATATGATCAAATTATTCTTGAGTATCGTTATCCAGAATCTATTTGGATACACATGGCATACAAAGCAGGTGGAAAACGAAAGATGGCATTTACAATGGTAAATGATAAAACTTACAAGAGAGACACAAAAGGAATTCCTGCTGGGTTTGTTCTTCTTGATAACATTCCACCGAAATCAGCATAATGGCTTGGACTCCTTCTTCAACAGATCTTGGATCAGTAAATGAGAATGTTTCTATTTCTCATACGGTAACCTATATTGATGACGCTACTATGACTTCATATCCTGTAACTATTGCTGCAACTGAAACGAATCCTAATACAATAAGTATCTCTGGAAATACACTTTCTGGATACTATCAGGATTCATTTAACAATACAATTACATACAGAACACCAGAGGGAACTTTCCCAGTAGTTACAAAGTTTAATCAAATTGATCTTAATAAACTGGAAGAAATGATTTCGTATAAAGCCAGTGTATCAACATCTAGAGTTTTTACATATACAGCGACTGCTAAGGATGGAGCAACTACAGTGGCTACTCAGAGTTATACTAAGACAGTAACCAACGATTGGACTTCTGGTAAAACCTCTCTACAAACTTATGTGGGATATACACTATAATGCCTGCAATTAGTAGACTTGGAGATATGAGCACAGGACATGGGTGTTTTCCACCCACAGCTTTGATTCAGACCCCTGTTTCTAAAACATTTTTTAATGGTATTAAAGCGTCTGTGGTAGACAATGCATGCCAACACGCTTCTCATACATGTGGGATTACTACACATTCTGGTTCAACTAGATCTCCATCTTCTGGAGCCAGTAAGACATTTATAGAGGGTAAACCTGCAGCACGAATAGGTGATAACATCGCTTGTGGAGATGCAATAGCTGAAGGATCTACTAATTCTTTCATAGAATAACCTAAATAAAGAATATGGCAAGAAATACAAGAATCTTTTCTGACTTAGACCTAAATTTCACTAAACATCCAGTGACTGGGGATATTACACGCAGATACGACGAGAATGCAATTAAGCAATCCGTAAAAAACCTTCTTTTAACCAGAAACTTCGAGAGACCATTTCATAGCGAAATTGGCTCTCCTGTTCGTGCATTACTTTTTGAACTTCCAGGTCCAATGTTTTCGATGATGCTGCAACGAGCCATTATCGATGTTATTAATAACTTTGAACCACGAGTAGAACTTTTAGATGTTCGAGTTGATGATTCTTTGGACGCTAATGAAGTTTATGTAACAGTAGAATTTAAAATAGCAAATACCGAGAGTCCTATTACTCTTGATCTAGCATTAGAGAGAACCCGATAATGGCAAACAATAATAAAAGAATTCAAGTATCAGAGTTAGACTTTGATGCTATTAAGTCTAATCTAAAAACATTTTTACAAGGACAAACTGAATTTCAAGATTATGATTTTGAAGGATCTGGACTTTCTGTTCTCCTAGATGTTCTTGCTTACAATACTCATTATAATGGAATCTATACTAACCTAGCTGTCAATGAGTGCTTCTTAGATTCTGCAAGCAAAAGAGCGTCAGTAGTTTCTCTTGCTAAGATGTTGGGTTATATGCCTCGTTCTGCAAGTTGTGCGACTGCCACAGTAACTGCCACAGTTACTTCTCCGACAAGTTCACCATCCACTGTTACTCTCCCAGCAATGCAACCATTCACAACTTCGATTGATAATGTATCATACACATTTTATAATCGTTCAGCTGTGACGACTGCATTAGTTTCTGGTGCATATACATTTACAGGATTGGTTTTAACTGAGGGTACTCCTCTTCAATACAAATACACTGTGGCTCCAGGTGTTCGTTTTATTATTCCAAATGCCAACGCTGATTTAAATACACTAACTGTTAGTGTTCAGCAAACATCTTCTTCAGATCTTTATGAAGTATATACTAGAGCAGATACGTTAACTGAAGTTACAGAATTATCGAAAGCTGGCTTATCCTCTTCGTTGCTTAGGGATTGTGCTGATTGTTCGACGTCATACAATCGCATCTTCGCTCGGTCAACACCAACGACAAATCGTTTGTGGAACGTAGGGTCATTATAGCGGTTCTTCAACTGCTTGACCATTAATTGACCA